GCACCAAGAAATAGAAGATATTATTGTCCTTAAGAACAATAAAGGGACAGAGGATAATCGTGTCAGAAAACTTGACTATTCAATTCAAATCTCTAAGATCTTCTATGAAAGATTTATTGAGAATGGAGAGATCACATTATTCTCTCCACATGATGTACCAGGACTCTATGAACGTTTTGGTACACCATCTTTTGATGTATTGTATTGTGAGTATGAGAATGATGAAAGCATTCCTAAGAAAACTATCAGTGCTCAGGAACTAATTCTAAACATTTTGAAGGAGAGAGCAGAGACTGGTCGTGTTTATATTATGAACATTGATCACTGTAACTTCCATTCTTCCTTCAAAGATAAGGTAAATATGAGTAACCTCTGTCAAGAGATTACTCTACCTACTACACCTCTCCAACATATCGATGGTTCTGGTGAGATTGCTCTATGTATTCTCTCTGCTATCAACGTCGGCAAACTCAAGTCTGTTGATGAATTGGAAGAGTTGTGTGATCTTGCTGTTCGTGGTCTGGAAGAACTGATTGACTATCAGAACTACCCTATTGCTGCTGCTGAAATCAGCACCAAAGCACGACGCTCTCTCGGTATTGGTTACATTGGACTCGCTCATTACTTAGCACGACATGGAGAACACTACGACGACCCAGGAGCATGGAAACTTGTCCATGATCTCACTGAATCCTTCCAGTATTACCTGCTTAAATCAAGCAACACCATCGCCAAGGAGAAAGGTAAGTGTACTTATTTCGATAGAACGAAGTATTCAGACGGTATCCTCCCAATCGACACTTACAAGACAGCTGTCGATGAAATCGTCCCCAACGAGCTGAATCATGATTGGGAATCTCTTAGATCATCTATCACCACCTACGGTCTACGGCACTCAACACTGTCCGCACAAATGCCTTCGGAGAGCAGTTCCGTTGTGTCAAATGCAACAAACGGAATTGAACCACCAAGAGACTATTTGTCCACTAAGAAATCAAAGAAGGGACCACTTAAGCAAGTTGTTCCACAGTTCTCTACCCTGAAAAATAATTATACTTTGTTATGGGAGATGAAGTCTAACAAAGGGTATATTAATATTGTATCAGTGATGCAAAAGTTCTTTGATCAGGCTATCAGTGGGAATTGGTCCTATAATCCAGAAAACTATCCTGACAATGAAGTACCTGTGTCTGTAATGGCACAAGACTTGCTGACTACATACAAATACGGTTGGAAGACCTCTTATTATCAAAACACATATGATAGTAAAACTGATGATGTAGAAGAGGAGAAAAAACAGAGTATCGAAGACTTGTTAAACGACATTTTACAAGGAGAGGAAGAAGATTGTGACTCCTGTACAATCTGATTTAGGAACCCATGATGCTATCCAGTCTCCTCGATATGGGGACTGGAGAATACATGAGATCTCATCATTCCCTGGAATTCTAGTCAAAGACTGTCCAAATCCATTTGATTTACCTTATCGATTGGTAGACGGGAAACATAGAGTAGAGCGAGCGATTGCTTAGGGACAAACCAAATCCTTGTTTAATGTAATTACATATAACAGGGTCAAATTAGAACTAAAACCAGCACTAACTAAATGGGAAGAACAGAATCATGACAGTCGCTAACTTTAGAGTAAGTGAAACAAAAAGACCTAAGGGTATAACGGTATTCAATACTAATATTGTTGATAATACAAAACAAAAAATGTTCTTCGGACCTCCTCTGGGGGTTCAACGTTATGACAAATTTAAGTACCCAATCTTTGATAAACTTACCCAGCAGCAACTGGGATACTTCTGGCGTCCAGAAGAGGTATCGCTCCAAAAGGATCGTGCCGACTATCAGACACTTAATGCAGCACAGAAACACATCTTCACTAGTAACCTTAAGTACCAAATCCTCTTGGATTCTGTACAAGGGCGTGGTCCTGGGATGGCTCTTATGCCTCATTGTTCACTACCCGAACTTGAAGCTGCCATGAATATCTGGCAGACTATGGAGATGATCCATAGTAGGTCTTACACTCACATCATTAAGAACGTATATGCTGACCCTTCTATTGTCTTTGACCACATTCTAGACGATGAGAAGATCCTACAACGGGCACAGTCTGTTACAGGAGCATATGATGAGTTCTTACAGGCAGCAGCGACGTGGGGTTCTGGTAATATGTGGGAACATAACCTTAATGAAGTGCCCGTGGCACAAGGGGAACTGTATGAACTTAAGAGAAAGTTGTATAGAGCTGTTGTTAACATCTATATCCTTGAGGGGATTCGATTTTATGTCTCGTTTGCTTGTTCGTTTGCTTTTGGTGAACTTAAACTGCTGGAAGGTAGTGCTAAGGTCATTGGACTCATCGCCCGTGATGAATCCCAGCATATGACCATCACCCAAAACATCATAAATAAGTGGAAGCAAGGTGATGATCCTGATATTGTCAAAATTGCTGAAGAAGAACATGACAACATCGTTGAAATGTTCAAACAGTGTGTTGAAGAAGAAAAACTCTGGGCAGACTATCTATTCAAAGATGGTTCTATTATTGGACTTAATGCTAAATTACTTCAAAAGTATGTTGAGTGGATTGCCAACCGTAGAATGAAGTCTATTGGACTAAAACCTATCTTTGATGTTCCTGCCAACAACAACCCACTACCCTGGACTGAGCATTGGTTGTCCTCTAAGGGTCTACAAGTTGCTCCTCAAGAAACTGAAGTGGAATCATATGTGATTGGAGGAATCAAGCAAGATGTTAAAAAAGATACGTTCGCTGGTTTTAAACTATGACAAAAGACTTTGGGACTGGTTGGAAGGCGAGGGCGATTCGAGACCCAAATCTAACAGATCGTCAATGGACCGTACTAAATCTCGGTCCCACAAGTCTGTCCGAAGTGTGGATTCTCCTAGCAATGAAATTAAAATACCAGATCCGTGGGATTGATGGGAGAGAATGAAGACACAAAGTGCTAAAGCGAAAGGAAGAAACCTACAAAAGTGGGTCCGCCAAATGTTGATCGAGATTCTAGATGTCCACCCTGAGGATGTCGAGTCTCGATCTATGGGTGCGGGTGGGGAAGACCTAATCATGGCACGCGCTGCTAGAGAAAAATTCCCCCATAGTATTGAATGTAAAAATGTAGAAAGACTTAACGTTTGGGATGCTTATGAACAAGCACAGGATAACTGTGGTAAGTATGAACCAATCGTAGTTATGAAGAAGAATAGAAAAAAACCGTTAGTTGTTGTAGACGCTGAATATTTTATTGAACTTTTTAATAAATAGAAGAGCCTAACTCTTTACTCATGGAATTAAATCCAAGGAAAGGGGAAGCCAAAAAGGACAACAAATTTGAGTGGGCGGATGAGGGTGTATCAACTCTCGTCCGAGTTATTATTCTTGGATGGTCAGCAGCAATTCTGACTCTTAATTATGTAACTGTTCCTGGTGTTCCTCAAAAAAATATAGATCCGACATTTATAGCTAGTGTTTTTACAGGAACGCTCGCGACTTTCGGGGTCATGCCTTCTAAAAAGAAGGAAGAAAAACAAGCACCTACAGTGGAGAAGAAAGATGCAAAAATTGATTAATGGTGTCGCGTTATTATCTGGTCTAGTTTCTTTAGCTGTCCTAGGGGGTGGTGCTTATCTTTACGTTCAAAAGGATACATTAATTGAAAATGCTAGGGAGAAAGCAACTGCTGCTATCACCGAAGCAATCACAGAAGCACTCCCTGGTATGATGGATAGTGCTATGCCTGCCTTGCCCAAGACTACAGGTCCCGAGTTGCCATTCTAACCATGAATAAACTTAAGATCGTCGCCGCTTCAGTTGGTGGAGTATTTGTTGTAGCACACATAGGTCTGCTTGGATATGTTTTCAGGCAAGAACCTGAACCTGTGATTCAACCTCCTACATTTCACATCCCTCGTGGTCCTTATTCTTCTTATAAGATTAAGGCAGGTAAGAATGGTTATGAAATTGAATTCCGTGCTGACGATCCTAAGGTTTTGGAGTCTGAAAGGTCTCTAGATGTTGATAAAGAAA